GCTTGAAGACCTCCAAGCTCGGCCCGGTCGGTCCCGTCGCACGCTTGGAGGGGCTTGTGCCGACTTTCATCAAACGGACCATCATATTCTGTAACGCCCACCGTCTGCTGAGCGATCGGGCCGCAGAATCATTGATCCAAATTTTCAATTTGGCAGCCCATTGATGCGCCAAGCATCGGCCCGCGAGATCGTTCGCGCGCTAAAAGGCCGCTGGGGCGCTAATTCCGGATCCTGCCGGTGCCCCGCCCATGACGACCGGTCGCCGTCTTTGTCGGTGACCGAATTGCGTGGCGGCAAGGTTCTCGTCCATTGTTTTGCCGGCTGTACACAATCCGACGTGATCGGGGCGCTGGCGTCCCTCGGGCTATGGGATGCTTCCGCAAAAGACTGCAACCCGCAGGCGCCGTGGCAGGAAACCTCCCGTGTGCCGGATTACGAGCGGCGCAACCGTGCAGCGGAACTCTGGGACAAGTGCCAGCCGATCACCGGTACGTTAGCGGAGAAATATCTGCGCGCGCGCGGTGTACGGGGCCCACTGAGCGACCAGCTGCGGTATCACCCGAACCTGCACTACACCGATGATTGCAGCTACTGGCCCGCCCTGGTGGCCCGCCTGTCCGACAATCGCGGCTTCGTCTGCATTCAGCGGACCTGGCTGACGAAGGATGGCCTTGCAAAAGCGCCAGTCGAAAAAAACAAGAAATCGCTCGGCATGATGGGCGCATCCGCAGTGCGCCTACGCCCCTTCGGCGCCTCGACCTTTCTCGGTCTGGCCGAAGGTATCGAAACCGCGCTCAGTGCCGCTCAACTCTACTCGATACCAGTTTGGGCAACCTTGAGCGCCTACCGGCTTTGCCAAATCGAAATACCGGCCGGCGTGGAAAACCTCACCATTTTTGCCGATGCCGGCGAGACCGGCCGCGAGCAGGCGGTCAAAGCGGCGGAGTTCTACGAAAGCCGCGGTATCGATACCGAAATCCTTTACCCGGCCTCGCATTTCGGCAGCGAGCACAGCGATTTCAACGATGTCGTGACCGCCCGTGGCAGATAGAGCGGTCAACCTGCACGAGGCAAGAAAATCGCGGCCAACACCGTTTCAGTCGGGAACTTTCGCCGACTTCGACGGTCGCGATGTGCCCCAGGTGAAATGGTTGATTCCTGGTGTGCTCGTAAAGGGTGGGGTGACCCTCTTTTCGGGACAGGGCGGCAAAGGAAAATCCTTGCTCGTCATGCAACTCCAGGCGGCCGCGGCGACGTGCCAGGACTGGCTCGGAATGCCGACCCAGGCGGAACCAGTCCCATCCTTCGCCCTCTATTGCGAAGACGAAGCCGACGTTTTGCATGGCCGTATGGATGCCATCCGCAAGCACTACGGGGTGAACTGGGCCGATCTCGAGCCATGCCGCTTCGTCTCGCGCGTCGGTTACAATAACGAACTCATGCGCTTCTGGGGCCGAAACAGGGAGGAAGGCGAGGCCACGGCACTCCTGCAGCAGGTCCGTGAGGAAGTCGTCAACTGGGGCGCCCGCATCGTCATCATCGATACCGTCGCCGATACTTTCGGCGGCAACGAGAACATCCGCTCCCAGGTACGAACCTTCGTCAACGCGCTGCGCGCCCTCGTGCTGCCGGTCGGCGGCGGTGTCATCCTCAATGCGCACCCGTCGCGCGCCGGACTTTCGGACGGATCCGGCCTTTCGGGATCGACGGCGTGGGAAGCCTCTGTACGCGCCCGAATCAACCTGACCGAACCGAAGAAACAGGACAGCGACGACGACGCCGAACAGGAGCCGACGCGCGAGCGTATCCTCAAAGTCATGAAATCCAATTACGGCCCCGCCGGCCAGCGCTGGCGGCTGCTGTGGGACGATGGCGTCTTCATACGCGCCGACGCCAAAAGCACGTCGCAGATGGAACGCCTGGACGCCAAGAACAAACTCCTTGCCGCGGCCCGCTACTACGTATCGCGCGGATTTCACTTGAGTTCGCTGCACGGCACGAAGGCGTCCTTGACCGCCAAGGCCGTCGAGCTCCCGTCCTGTAAGGACATCGCATTCTCCGCCCTGAAATGGGCACAGGAAAAACTCGAAGAGGAGGGCCAGCTCGTACCCGTCGACATCGGGCCGCAATCGCGCCGGCGTCGTTACATCCGTCCATCCGATATGGTATATCCGGATGAAATCGTGACCGCAGGGGAACCGACGTGAGCATCCTGCCGTCAGCCTTCCAACCGCCCTTCCAACCACCTTCCAACCGCATAAAAGGGGCTTCCAAGTGATTTTTCGCGGTTGGAAGAAAAACAACAAAAACCAGGGTTTCCCTGCTTCCAACCATCTTCCAACCGTCTTCCAAGTGATTTCCAACCGTGTTTCCCAGGGGGGTTTTCTCCTTCCAGGAGAAACCCCTGGAAATGGGCAAAAATGAGCAATCGAGAGCAGCTTAACCGGCGAAAATATGCCACCAATCCGAGAGCGACCGGCACCAATCCCCGAGCGCTGGGCACCAATCCAAGATCGCTGCGACGAGGGCTGGGCCAGGACGCGGTAGCCGCGGACGATGCTGCGGACATCAACGAAACTTCGCATTGCAAACCGCCCGCGATTGTGTCGTGATGGTGAAACCGACAAGGAGGTAATCTTGACCATCATCTGTTTTCGCTCCGGAATCATGGCAGCCGACACCGCCGCCTGGTCGCCGGAAAACATTCTCGTCGGCCATGTGCGCAAGATCACCCGCTCGCCGGGTGGCGTGCTCGCCTCAGGCTGTGGGTCGGCAAGCGCCCTGCAGTGGTTCGGCCGGCAAAATCTCAGCGGGGCGTTCGACGCGGGGTGCGAGGATCTGCCGCCCCATCCGGCATGGGGCCGCGAAGACGCCGCGTTCATCCTGGCCTATCCCGAGGGGCGGGTGGCCATCCTCAATGGCGCCATGCTGACGATGGGCGCCGACGCGCCGTTTTACGCGCTTGGCTCCCCTGCCGTCATGGCCATGGGCGCCATGGCGGCCGGCGCCTCCGCCACAGAGGCGGTGCGCATCTGCATGGAATGGCATGACGACGCCAAGGGCGACGTGCAGGCCGAGCATCTGATCCCGCCCGCCGCCGATGTGGGCGACAAGGTTGTGACCCTGGTTGAAAATCCGAACGGGTACACGAACGAGACTGTGGTGAACGTCGCATCGGTTGCCGCACAGGCCGGATTCGACACAGTTCCCGCCGCGGAGCATCCGGATTGGCGCAAGCGCATGGGCTTGGGGTGATATGGCGATGCCGATGATCAACAGCGGCCATATCGCGGGCCGCGTCAATTTCCTCATGACGCTGCCGACACAGTTGTCGCTGAAGCTCGAGGCCGAGGCCAAGCGGCGCAGGATGCCCGCTGCCGATCTTGCCGAGAAAATTCTCGAGGTCGTCATGCGCGACGGGGTTGTCGAAGCGGTTTTGGATGGGGAGTGATATGGCTACGGAAAATCAAGAGACCGGTATGGAACTCTGCACCCTCACGATCACCATGGAGCACTCGGCACATTTAGTGCGGCTGATGTTCAAATCGCGCAAGCGTGCCCTCGAGTGCTTGTCGCAGCTTGGGGCACCCAGGAACTTCTCAAGGATGACTACGGCAGCGTGGCCGACGTCGTGCGCAGTCGCGTCCTCGCCGTCGTCGTCGCCGAAACTTCGTGCGAGCTTGAAGCCAACCAGGACACGAGCCTGTTGCAGGCCCGCGCCCAGGTGGAATTCCAGAAGCGCTGCGAGGCAGACCCGGTGCTCGCCGGATTTGCCAAGACGCAACAACTGCGGGCGCAACTCATGAACGGCGGCGCGGTCCAGGCGCCGCGGCAGTGACGAACCTTTACGCGGCGCTCGGGGTAGACAAGTCCGCCACCCGCGCCCAAGTGCACAGGGCATACCGCAAGATGGCAAAGAAGGCACACCCGGACGGCGGCGGAACCGCGGAAAGATTCGCTCTCGTCAAACTCGCCCACGACATCTTGTCCGACGACGAGCGCCGCGCCCGTTACGACGCAACCAGCGACACGTCGGAAGAGGCGGTCGACAATGCTCAGGCCGAAGCCGCCAACTTCATCATGAGCGCAATCCAGCAGGTGCTGGCGACGATCGAGCAACGCGGACGCAACCCATCGGAATACGACGTGCTCGGCGATACACGAAAGATCATCGACGCGCACATTGCGACCCAGGAACAAAATATCACGAACGCCAAGCGGGCAGCCGACGAGCACCGCAAACTCGCAAAGCGGTTCAAAGCCAAGAAGGGCAAGGTGAATCGAATCTCGCCGATGCTCGAGAGTACCGCCTCCGAAGCCGAACGCGCCGCCGTAGCCATGCGCCAAAATCTCGACAAGCTCAAACTAGCGTATGACATGCTTGGCGAACACAACTTCGATTTCAGCGCGCCACAGAATTTCACCACGACCGGCCCGGCGCGGCAGCAAGGTTTCCTTTCGGGGAGCATGTAATGGTTAAGGGCTCCAAATGGCTGCCGCTGCTGAAATCCTTCGTCAAGGATTTGCGGATCTCGTCGAAGGAGGTCACCGGCCAGGACGAGCGCGGCGTCAGGCTCGATCTGTGGGGCTCGCAGAAGCGTTTTCTCGAAGAGATGGCCTACGGACTCGACGATGGCATACGCTGGTTCATCGTGTGCAAGGCGAGGCAGCTCGGGATCACTACGATCTCGCTGGCGATTGATGTGTTTTGGCCGGCGATGCACCCGCACCTGCCTGGCGTCATCGTCTCGGATACCGACAAGAACCGCCGCAAGAACCGCGCCGCGATCGAGCGCTATGTGGCAAGTCTTCCCGACGGCTACTTTGGCGATAGCTTCTACATCAAGAAGGCCAACGACCAATTCATCCTGTTCTCGAACGGGTCGAAGCTCGATCTTCTGGTCGCCGGCACCAAGGCCAGTGGAACGCTGTCATGGGCGGAAGGCGAGGGTTATGCCTACTGTCATTCCACAGAAACGGCGGCCTACGGGAACGCCGCCGGATTGTCTTCACTGGAAGAATCCTTCGCGCAGAAGAATCCGGCGCGGCTGTTTCTTTACGAAAGCACGCCGAAGGGCTTCAACCATTTCCGTGATCGCTGGCTTGAGGCCGAGCGCGACAAACTGACGAAGAAGGCCATCTTCATCGGCTGGTGGGCGAGCGAGATGAACCGCATCGAACGCTCCGACCCGCGCTTTCCCGAGTATGACTATCCGCCAAGCGGCGCGGAGCGCGACCTCGTGCTTGCCGTGCAGCATCACTATGGCGTCACACTCGAGCCTGAACAGCTGGCGTGGATTCGTTACCGCGATTCGGACCAGACATCCGGCGACCCCAACCTCATCAACCAGAATCAGCCCTGGGTTGCCGAGCACGCTTTCATCACGTCCGGCCATTCGTTCTTCCAAACCCGCCAGATCGCCAAGGACATGCGCGACCTTGAGGCCGCGGCGTATCCGATGATCCCCTACCGGTATGACCTCACGAACGAATTCTTCGCGATGAAGCTCGTCCAAATGGACCTGGACCTCGAGCCGCGCGACCGGATCGAACTGAAGGTGTGGGAGGAACCGGTCGAGGACGGGCGCTACGTCATCGGCTGTGATCCGGCCTATGGACGCAACGCCCACAAGGATTCGCACTGTGCGAGCGTCTGGCGCTGCTATTCCGATCGCATGGTCCAGGTTGCCGAATGGGCCACCGCCGATGTGGAAGCCAAGCATTGCGCCTGGGTGCTGGCCCATCTGGCCGGGGCTTACAAGAACTGCATTGTCAACCTGGAAATCGGTGGCCCCGGTCGGATGATCATGCTCGAGTGGGAACACATCAAAGCGCTGATCGCCGCCGAATATTCTTCAGTCCCCAGAGACCCCCAATGGGAGGACGCGCTCAACCAGGCCCGCTGGTATCTGTACCGCCGTCCGGACACGATGGGCGCCGGATTTTGCTTCAACTTCGAGACCTCTTGGCGCACCAAAGCCGAAATCATGCACGGCTTGCGCGGCGCCTACATGACGCGCGAGCTCGACATCAGGAGCTTCCGCCTGCTCGACGAAATGACCGTCGTGGTGCAAGACGGCGATACGATCGGTGCGCCCGAATCCAAATCCGAAGCCTGCAAGGACGACCGGGTGTTTGCCGCCGCCCTCGCTTGGCGCGCATGGACAAACTGGATGCGCGCCCCCATGCTTGCCGAAGGGCTGACATATGCGGTGGTGACCGAGAAGGAATCCAGCGACTCGGGCAGCAAGGCGCATCAGCTGAACGATATCGTACGGCGGTTCTTCAAGACGGCGGAAGAGCGCGCGGCGGAACTGGAAGCGGCGCCGCCGAAGACTTGGAAGGAGGCGATGGGTCTGCAATGAGCGAAGCAAAACAAAGACCCGTAGCGGCAACCAGGAAGCCGCCTGCGGCAGAACCGGAATCGGCGCTGCCCTGGAAGCCGATGGACGACGGCGCCCGTGACGGGCGCCCGGTGTGGCTCAAGGGCGAAAAGGGCGAGGTCGCAGAATGCTACTGGCGGACCACCCGGCAATTCCGCAAAAGCTCCTGGCAGCGCACCGGGTTCTTCACCCGGATCGAAGGTAACCCGATTCCGATCGGCTTCACGCCGGTTGCGTACGCGAGGCAACCTCATGCCTGAAGAATCCGACTACCTGGGCCGCGAGGAAGTGCCGCCGGACTTCCATCTCGACAAGCCGCGGTATCGGATTCGGTGTAGGTGCCTGCGCTGCGGCAAGACCTACTCCAAGATTGTCAGCAAGCTGACCGACGATAACCCGCCCTGTCCGCGCAAGGTCTGCAAGGAACTTGCGAAGGCCGAAGAACGCGCGCTCATGGAGGCCAACCTCCGGGCGATGATCGAGGCCGAGCGCGGACCCGGCCACATCGGCAATAAGCCGATCGTGCAAGCGATCGACAAGACGGCGGAAATCGTCCAGCAGGATTACGCGCTCACGAATCTCAAGGACAGTTTGCGCGAGGGCGACATCGCCGCGCCCAGGCTGCCGCCCAAGCAGCAAGACGCAGCGGACAATTTCTTCAATCCGAAAGCGCAGATGAAAGGCATCGACGCACGGCACAGGAAGCAGATGGAGCTCTTGGGCCGGCGCGCGATATCCGGTGCCTTCCGCTCGATGGCGGTCAACCCGGCGGAATTGCTGCCGATGAAAAAAGGCGAGAAAGCCTTGCGCAGCGTGCGCACGGAGAAGCTGAAATGAGCCCACGGGACATAAACGCCGAGGCCGAAGCAATCACCAAGGCTTTAAGCGATAGCGGCAAGCTCGTGGAGGCCGGATTTGAAGCGCTGCGACTTCTCGCCATGCTTCCCGATGCGCCGCCAGACCAGGTGCGCGAAATGCGGTTAGCGTTCTTTGCGGGGGCTCAGCACCTTTTCGGGTCGATCATGACAATTTTGGATGCGGGCGACGACCCGACCGAACGCGATCTTCGAAGGATGTCGTTGATCGCGGCAGAGCTAAACGAATTTGCCGCACAATTTTCTCAGCAGAAATTTCCCACGCAACCACACTAGGAGAAAGTCATGGCCAACGTCTTTGAAGGCACACCCGATGCACGGCAGAATTCCGATGTTGCACATCCGGTATCACGGTTCCGCCCCACCTATCGGGCGCTCACTGACGACGAAAAGAAGCTGCATGACGCGATCAAGGAACAGGCCGTCGCGATGGAACGGCTGTTCGCGCAGGTGAAGGGCGGGCGCTATAACGCATTAGCAATGACGGCGCTTGAGCAATCCGTCATGTGGATCATCAAGGAACTGACCAGCTGAATGGCTACTTCTTCTTGCCGCCCTCCAGCAGTTTCAACTGCTCCGCCGGCTCCAGCTTGGCAATCTGTGCCGCCTTCTCGGCGCCCCGGCGCTGCACCCCGGCAATCAGTTCCGCCGCATTTGGCGCGTCGACGGACTCGATCACGTCCTGCTGATCCATGGCGCCGATCTTGTACAGATCGAAGGAAAGGGCGCGCGCTTCCGCGGCAAACGCCGGGCTCGAGCTGTGCGAGTTCACCGTGACCGACATATCGTCATCCAGGTCCGCAAGTTCGAAGCGTACAGGAACCAGACCCGGTGCTGGCGGAATAAGGAACGGATTTGCCTGCGGGTCGGCCTCCATGCCCGCATAGGCTTGTGGAAGCCATGCGGTGAGCACCTTGGGGTCATGGGCCTCTGCCAAGTCCAGCATCAGGCTGCCGCACGCTTCCACGTCGCGCTCGACGAGGAGTGCACGATCCTTGAACCTCGGACTGAACATGCGCACCAACGTCTCGGCATGGCCCTGCGATCGGACGCCGGATTCGCCACGGCCTTTGGCGATCGGCGGCAGGCCGCCCATCTCGTCGAACATCCGCTCGTATTCGGCCAAGCTCTCCCAGAGATCACCGGGGATCTGCGGCGTCATATCCTCGACCTTGGCGTTCGGGTTGCTGTCGGTGTAGTAGCCGCCCGGCTTGCGCAGGCGGGCAAGGGCGTTCTGATTGACGCCGGACGAGCCGATGAACTTGGTCGGCGGGTCTTCCTGCTTGCGCAGCATCCGGTTGATGCCGGCAAGACGGGAGTTGATGGCCTCCTGCAGCAACGCGACGTTGCAGATTTCCGAGCGGCCCCAGAAGTACCCGTCGATCCGATTGGGGCAGAATTCGACGAACGGGTGGTGGCCCTTCAATTCCGGCCATTCCTCCTTGCTCGCCGGGTTGTAGGCGAAGGCATTGATGGTGCGGTAGCGGCCCATGATCAGCATGTCATCACCGACGATCTGGAAGGTCGCCCAGTCCTGCCGCGCGTCGTCCCATGCCCAGACCTCATCCAGACGGATGAGTTCGGAAAGCATCTCGGGTGACAGTTGCGGCGACGGGTTGCCCATCCAATCGACGATGCCGCGGGTTT